AGTTCTACAACTACGAGCTTTAACACAAGTTCTAGCACGACTACGACTTATACCACTACTTGGAATACAACAAGAGCGACTAATACGTCTTGGACCACGAGCAGCTCAACCGTTACAAGTTTTAACACAAGTTCGTCTACAACAACTACTTATACTACGTATTGGACCACATCAAGAACAACAACTACGTCATGGACTACCAGTCAAAGTACAACTACTAGTTTTAGCACCAGTCAAAGTACAACAACAACTTGGGTTACTACGTGGAATACTACTAGATCAACTACAACTTCGTGGACAACATCTAGCTCAACAGTAACAAGTTTTAACACTAGTCAAAGCACCACGACAACTTGGACAACAACTTGGAATACGTCTAGAACAACCACAACTTCGTGGACTACAAGCCAGAGCACAATTACTAGCTTTAGTACTAGTCAAAGCACAACAACGGTATATACCACCACCTGGAATACCACTAGGTCTACTACAACTAGCTGGACAACAAGTAGTTCAACAATAACAAGTTTTAATACAAGCTCTAGCACTGTCACTACGTTTACAACTACTTGGTCGACTTCTAAATCTACCACGACTAGCTGGACAACATCTAGCTCAACAACTACAAGTTGGACTACAAGTTCGTCTACAACAACTAGTTATACAACAACCTGGACGACCAGCAAAAGTACAACTACATCTTGGACCACGAATAGAGCAACAACAACGAGTTGGACCACTAGCGCATCAACGACAACAACGTGGGTTACCACATGGAATACAACCACAACATGGACAACGTCTTGGACAACCACTTTTTCAACGCTTAGATCAAATTACAACACGTGGGTTAAAAGAATGTCTACCGTTAAAACGTACTTATCTTAATAGTTATTATACATATGTAATTATTATACTGAATATTATAATTAAATTTAATAAAATATGGAGATGTTTAATGGTAAAGTGCTCAAAGAAAGGATTGGGCCTTTGAAAAAAACAAAAAATCTTGATATTCTAGAACAAGTTGAAGGCTATGTTATTAGAAAATCAAAGGAGAATGGTTTAGAACACAGCTACGATGTTATAGCGGAAGAGATGCCCTACTTTAAAACAATGGGGTATACAGAATATGCTACTAACTTTTATTGCCAACCTCTAAATTCTAAATTTAGGAATGAATCAATAATTGACGCGTATAACGACGATTGCGAGGTTTTAGACTACGCACAATATTTTCGTGATAATATTAAAAATAAACTTTCTAATAAGTATACCGATAGAAAGCAAAATTTTAATAAATACGATGATAAAGATTATTTAGTTGTTCTTCCTGGATCTAATAAATTAAAAGAGGTTACTTGTCTAAATAAGCTTAGACACATAAAAAAAGAGCACGGTGATAATGTTTATTTTAAGCCGCATCCTATTACGACACATGCTATCATAGGAGAAATAAAAGATTTCTTCGGAGAAGAATGTATTTTACCTAGAGATATTGATATGTACTATTTTTTAGAAAAAGCAAAAAAAGTATATACAACTCATATTTCAGAAAGCGCTGTATACTCTGTGGCTTTAGGTAAAGAGATAGAGCCCATAGATGTTTGGCATAAACAACACAGAGGGTCTTTTTATGCAATAAACCATCAGTTGTTTGACCATCAACACGATGGCAATAATTTTATAAATAAAGTTTTTTCAAGTAGCAAATCAGGTTTGTTTAATCCAAGACTAGAAGATAATTGGAAAGAAAAAGTAGATAGTTATTTTGAATATGTGACTTCAAAAAGAGATAAATATAAAAATTGGTATATAGATACACCAAATAAAAAAAAGTAAATTAAATTAAATCATTATGGCTAAAGCTAAAAAAATCTCAAAAGAGCAATTAGAAGAATTGCGGGAATTTGTAAATTTAATTAATCAAGGACAAGCCGAGCTTGGTAATATTGAAATGCAAAAACATTCATTATTGCACAAAATATCAGACGCTCAAGAAGACTTCAAAAGATTTCAAAGTAGTCTTCGGGAAGAATATGGTATGGTTTCAATTAGTATTGAGGACGGAAGCTTGAAACCGCTTGAAGAAAAAGCTAATGAAACTAATTCGTAAGATTAGTATAGGTAAAGATTATAAAATAGATGCAATGCATTACTCCGTAGGCCAAGAAGTTTACGGAGGGCATTGTATCTGTAATATAATTGAGGAAGAAGAAAAGTATTCCATATACATAGAAAAAAACAAAGAAGTTATTCTTTGGAAGGACTTTAATAAAAATATGGGCATTGCCGTAGAATATAATTTAGATTATTAATGAGAAGTCTATATAATTTTATTGTAACACCGAAAGGTGATCGCACTACAAGTAAAACAGAAATAGACGGCAAAGAATTAATGCTAAATACAGAATTGCAAAATCATCAGTATGTGAATCGTGTTGGCATTGTAATTGGCACACCTATAATTGGTGAAACAGAAATAAAGCCAGGTGACGAAATAATAGTACATCATAATGTATTTAGAAGATTTTATGATGTGCGTGGCAAAGAAAAAAATAGCAGCAGTTATTTTGAAGAGGATATGTATTTTGTAACTCCAGACCAATTATACGCGCATAAACCCCCTGGTAGTATTTGGCAGCCAACAGAGGGATTTTATTTTGTAAAGCCACTTAAAAATAACGAAGCATTTACTACCAATAAAGAAATAGTCGGCCAAGGTATTATAAAATTTGGCGACGAAAATTTACCACCCGGCACATTAGTTGGGTTTACACCCGGGGCGGAATATGAGTTTATCATAGATAATGAAAGATTATATCGCGTGCCATTACAATCTATTACAATTAAATATGAATATCAAGGAAACGAAGAAGAGTATAATCCAAGCTGGGCATCGGGCAGTTGAGGAATTAATTAAGGTAGCGGAAGAAAAAATTATAACCAATACCGAAGACGACGTTTCTGCAGATAGATTAAAAAACGCAGCAGCGACTAAAAAGTTAGCAATCTTTGATGCATTTGAAATATTAAATCGCATACAAGAAGAGGAGCGTATTTTAGAAAATAGACCTAAAGAAGACGACACACAAAAAGCTTTTTCTGGTTTTGCTGAAAGGAGATCTAAATAATGTCAGGTGTACAATCTATAAAGACTTATGTTATTTATATGAGCAACAATACGTTCTCAGTAGAAATGACTAAAGATACTATTGCGTCTCTCGAAAAGTTTAATATAGAATATGAAATGTTTGACGGCGTTGTAGGTAGAGATGGCGTTAATGTTTTAGAATCTTTTGGTGTTAAGCCATCATCTCATGTTGCTAGATCACAATGGACAAATGGTACTATTGGTTGTTTAGCTAGTCATTATCTTTTATGGGATAAGTGTGCTGATCAAGAGGAGCCTTTTTTAATACTTGAGCAAGACGGTGTTTTAATTAGAGATCCAAGGGAAATTGTAGATCAGGTAGAGTTTGCATGTCATTTAGATGCCTTCCTCCCGTTTAATAATGGTAATAAGGACCCTAACTATAATCATTTTGAAGAATATAATAAGTCAATGTCTGTTTACGTGCCCGGGGTTAGCAAACATCCGGAAAACAAATTTTATGGAAGTAATAAAATAACAGGTGATGTTTTTAGAGGTACATATGGGTATATTATAACACCTAAGGGGGCTAAGGCTGTTATAAATTTTATTAGTAACCATGGTGCATTCCCGTCCGACCAATGTTTATGTAAGCGCGCAATGCCCCGACAGAGAGCTAACAGTACATATGTTAGATTAAATCCGTTTTTTAAAAATCTAGAAATTCAAAAAGAATTTTCTTCTAGGTAAATTTTATATAATCAATAAACAATGTACGAGCAAACATTATATAAAATTGTAGAACCTATAAAATTAACCACCATTAATAGATTAAACAAGTCTAAAAAGTGGGAATATGGTTATAATAGAGAGCATGATGTTGTTGTAATTAGCAAGACAGGCCAAATAGGTGATATTATAGAAATACAAAACTTGCGCATTGCATTGCCAAAAGAGCCGAAGTGTATAGCAAAAGGCGAAAACAAATGGACGCCACAGGAATATCCTAAGGAGCTTAAAAATATTAAGACTATATTCGACTGGGAAACATATCCGGATGAGTTTAAGGACACCTGGGGAGCTTATATTGATGAAGAGTTCACACGACGCGATGAAGGATATTGGTTTTATAGTAATAATGTACCAACTTATATAACCGGAACGCATTATATGTACTTGCAATGGAGCAAGATTGATGTAGGCAAACCGGATTATCGTGAAGCAAACAGATTATTTTTTATATTTTGGGAAGCTTGTAAGGCAGATAGCAGGTGTTATGGCATGTGTTATCTTAAAAACCGTCGTTCTGGTTTTTCATTTATGGCTTCTGGTGAAGTTGTAAATCAAGCAACAATTACAAGTGATGCTCGTTTTGGTATATTATCTAAGTCTGGCGCCGATGCTAAAAAGATGTTTACTGACAAGGTTGTACCAATATCTGTAAACTATCCTTTTTTCTTTAAACCAATACAAGACGGTATGGACCGTCCAAAAACAGAATTAGCATATCGTGTGCCGGCTTCAAAGCTAACACGTAAATCAATACAATCGAAAGAACAAAGGCAACAGCTGGAAGGTCTTGATACGACAATTGACTGGAAGAATACAGGTGACAACAGTTATGATGGTGAAAAGCTAAGACTATTAGTGCATGATGAAAGTGGTAAATGGGAAAGACCAGATAATATATTAAATAACTGGCGTGTAACAAAAACAACACTTAGACTTGGTTCTCGTATTATAGGTAAGTGTATGATGGGTTCAACCAGTAAT